AACGCAGCTATCGTCAGTTTGCTACTAGATGGCAACGCCTTTATCCGTGTGTATAGCAATGCGCAGGGTGAAATCGTAAACATGCAGATTTTGAACCCCCTAACCGTAGAAATCAAGAGAAACGGTGTCGGCAGGGTTATGTACAAGGTAGAGGGTGAAAAGAAGCTTCTAACCAACGAAGAAATCATTTTCATACCTGATGTCGTCCGACCTGGCAAAATCCGTGGAGTAAGCCGTGTAGAGGCTCTCAAGGAGAACTTCGGGCTTGCTATCGCCCTAGAGAACTACGCAGCTACCTTCTTCGGTCGTGGCAACCAGTCAAGCGGTATTATTCAGTACCCAGGAGAGCTTTCAGCAGAAGAAGCCAAAATGTTGGCAGAAGGCTTTGACGCACGTCACCGTGGATGGTCAAAAGCGCACAAGACTGGTGTTTTGTCTGGCGGAGCAGAGTACAAGCCAACAACTATCGAGAATGACAAGGCTCAGTTCATCGACAGTCGCAGAATGGCAGTAGAGGACATCGCAAGAGCGTTCAACATCCCTCCACACCTGCTAGGACTGCCTGGAACTAACACCTATGCTTCGGTTGAGCAAAACAACCTAGCCTTTGTAACTCACACGCTACGTCCTATCGTGCAGAAGCTAGAGAGCGCCATGAGTCCTCTCTTCAACCGTCTACCAAACGGCGAGAACGCTTACTTGAAGTTCAACTTGGACAACTTGCTACGAGCAGACGCAGAAAGCCGTCACGCAAGCTACAGCACAGGATTACAGGCTGGATACTACACAATCAACGACGTGAGGCGCTTTGAGGATCTACGTCCTATCGAAGACGAAGCTGCTAACAACGTACGTGTGCCACTGGCTAACGTAGACATCACCGCAGCAGAGGTAGCAGAACAGCAAGAGCGTGTCAACATGGCATCACAGTTGATACAGGTCGGATTTGACCCTGCCAGCGTCCTAGAAGCATTCGGTCTGCCAAGTATTGAGCACACGGGACTACCAAGCGTGCAGATTCAGACAGGACAGGCTCCTGACGTGAACACAATCAAAGACGGATATGGAGTTGATGACTAATGCCAGTAACTAGCTCACAGTTCACACTGTCAGACACAACTGCAACACAAATCGTAGAGCCTGACAACATGCCTCAAATGGTTTACATGCACAATATGACCAAAAGCTCTAATGAGTACATATTCGTTGGTCCTTCGTCAGTAGGAACAGCAAACGCTATTCACATTGACCCAGGTGAGGACTTGCACGTAGAACTGCGACCAGGAGACGACCTATGGGCTGTCTCTGACCCTGATGGACTCGTAGTCGGAGTAATGACGGTGACAAAGAGAGACTAATGCCATACTTTATTAGCGATGAAATAGAAGACTGCACCTTTTGGGCAGTTGTAAAAGAAGACGGCGAGATAATTGCTTGTCACGACACTAAGCAGAGCGCAATTGATCAAATGGTCGCACTATCACTATCGGAAGGACTAGAACCAGGTGGTACTTATTCCAGATCGCAACGGGCAGCCCCAGACGAACTTGAAGTCGGAGATTTCGTCAGGTGGGACAGCTCAGGAGGCACAGCCCAAGGCAGAATTACAAGAATCGTCAGAGACGGCGAAATTAACGTCCCCGACTCAGAATTTACCATCACAGGAACCCCAGACGACCCTGCCGCCCTCATCAGACTCTACAGAGAAGGCGAAGACGGCTGGGAAGCCCAAGACCAGCAAGTCGGGCACAAGTTCTCCACGCTCAGGAAAATCAACGACCTAAGAGAACTACCTGACAACTATCGTCCGTCTATCTCAGATGATGTGCCAGAAGGCAGAGCCTGTGGCAATTGCATATTCTTCAACGAAGAGATGGTATCACCTGACGGCGAAAGAGGATGGTGCGAGAAGTGGGAAGATTACGTCCGTGGTGGTTTCTACTGCAACGCATGGGAGCCAGCAGAGGGCGAAAGAAGTTATTCGGTCAGAGAGGTCAACCTAGACCCACCAGCCTACATGAGAGCAGCAGCTAGGCAAGGATTGAAATACTATGAAGAAGGTCTTGCAGGTGATGGGCTGGTTGAAAGAACCGTCAGGGAAGCTAGAGCGATGGCTGCAGGGAATGTCACCGCTGACAAGTGGGTTCGTCTACGGGCTTGGATTGCTCGTCACATGGATGATCTTAATAGTGCTGATGCAAAGCCTGGCGCTGATGGTTATCCTAGCGCTGGTGTCGTAGCACACCTGCTATGGGGCAGTGGACCAAGCAAAGCAAAAGCTCGCAGAGCATTAGATTACGCAGAAGGTGTTGTGAGTAGACTAGAAGAAGAAAACTCTCTAAGGACAGCAAGTGGTGAGGCAATGAGCAAACTAGAAACAAGGTATTCGGTCACAGACATCGAGATTCGTGAAGAACAAGATGGAATGCGATTCACAGGCTATGCAGCGGTATTCAACAGCCCCTCAGAGCCTCTACCCTTTACAGAGGTTATTGAGCGTGGCGCTTTCAAGCGTTCTATCGACTCACGCAATGACATCAAGCTTTTGTGGAACCACAGCACTGCAGACGTGCTTGGCTCAACACGTGCAAAGACTCTACGCTTATACGAAGACGAACGTGGTTTGAAGGTGGAGGCTATGTTGCCAAACACAACTCTCGGACGAGACACAGCGGAGCTTCTAAGGCGTGGAGATGTAGACAGCATGTCATTCGGTTTCTCAGTGCCTCGTGGCGGAGATGACTGGAGCGAAGACGGCATGCGTCGCACACTGAAGTCTGTCCGTTTACACGAGGTAAGCATTGTTGCTTTTCCTGCGTACAGTGGGACTGCAGGCACGACCTCAGTGCGTGGTCTAACTGGCATTGCCAAGAGAGCAGAAGTAGACGTAGACGTTCTAGCAGACACAATGCTAAAGATTGAAGAAGGCAAGTCTTTGACAGAGGAAGAAGCCGGAATCATGAACAAGGTTCTAGGAGAGCTAAGCCCGACAGAAGAGGTCGAGCAGAAGAAAGATGAACTAGACGGTATGCTAGAACTACACAAGAAGAAGTTGCAATACCTGATTGATAGGATCAAATAATGGCAAGTAAAGCAGAAATCAAGAAGGCCATTCTTGCAAGCGTGGGCAACCCTGAATCAGGTGCAATTGCTCAAAACGTTGACAAGATGGTTGATGCAGTTGTTGGTCTCGACAAGGCAAATGACGACCAAACGCCTGAAACCAAGACTACGAGACCAGCCAAGGAAACCCGTATTCAAGAAGCGTCAGAAATTCGCTAACTAGGGTTTCACCCCTCCGACTAACCCCTCCCATGTCGGAGGGGTTTTTCATTGCTAAACTATATGTAACGGATGTGAGTTAGCTCTGCCGTTGATTCAGTCCAGCGTCAGCGCTGCTGAGATATAAACGACTACGAAAAAAAGGAGTAAAGACAAATGTCTTTCATCAAATCACAAGAGGAGAAGCGTGCCAACTTGGTCATGCAGATCCGTGACGTGATCGACTCCGCTGAGGCAGAAAGTCGTGGACTCGACGCTGCTGAGCTGGAGAAGATTAACCGCATCGAAGCAGACATTGCTGCTGTAGAAGACTCACTGTCTGTAGCACAGCGCTCACAGGAGCGTTCAGCACAGGCTGCTGAGGTTGCACAGGACTTCGTTCCTGCAACTGAGAACCGTTCAGAAGCAGACATTCTGCGTCACATCGCCGAGACCCGTGGATCACACGACTTCGAGGCACGTACCCTTGTCGGCTCAGACGACATCGTACCCAAAGGTTTCTTTGACCAGGTATTCGATGTAGCACGTCTAGTTGGACCAATGCTGGATGTTGGACAGCGCTTCAACACCACATCAGGTGAGGACATCACCTACCCAACCTTGACCGCATACAGCACCGCAACACTAAAGGCTGCTGGAAGCGCACTAGCAGACAGCGAGCCAACATACAGCAGCATCACCCTAGGTGCTTACAAGTACGGTCTGTTGATTCCTGTCGCAAACGAGCTAATCACTGACGCAGGATTCGACATCACCTCTCACTTGGCACAACAGGCTGGTAACGGTCTAGGTTTCGCTGTAAACGCAGCTCTAACCACAGGTGACGGAAGCAACAAGCCAAACGGTGTTGTAACTGCTGCTGGCTCAGGTATCACTGGTGGAACTGGCGTTGCTGGTGCATTCACCGCTGATAACTTAATCGACCTTCAGTACTCACTAGATGGTGCTGCTCGTCGTCTACCAGGTGTTGCTTACATGGCAAACACTCAGACCATCGGCGCAATGCGTAAGCTCAAGGACGACGACGGACGCTACCTCTTCGAGGTAAACGTTGGTCAGCCACAGAGCTTCGCAGGCTACGAGGTAGTTGAGAACCCAGCTATGGCTGCTATCGGTACTGGCAACAAGTCCGTACTATTTGGCCACATGCCGTCATACCTCGTCAGGACTGTCGGCGGAATCCAGGTGGCAACATCA